TTAATTGGTACTGAGACTATGTTTGGATTCCTGCATTGACTCACGAATCTTTTTTCTAATAATTTCTTTTCCATCTTCTCCAGTCCAATGTATTGTTTTAGCTATATCATTATTCTTGCCTAATCTTAAACCATGATAATTGTCAGGTAATCTATTGATCTTAAACTCATGTGCTACTTTGTTAAATGCTTCCTGATCTGATCGTTCTTGTCTCATCTCGCATCTGTCAAACCATTTGTCTAATACCTTTTTATCTTTGATACCTACAATACCAGTTTGCCATCTGTCAGTTCTAACTGCATGATCTTTAGATAATAGGTAGTCGTCTTTAATCATATCAAACATATCAGATATATCTTCTTTGATTTCTATATCGCAGTCTAACCAGATTATTTGTGTTGCAGGAACTTGCATTATAGCTTTAGGTTTGTAGAACCAAGTTCTGTCATCTGTTGCAACCATAAGTTCATTTGGATATTTTTTAAGCATACCAAAGTTAGCTATGTATAATGGAATCTTAATATGCTTGTGATAACCTTCTAAGAACCAATCTAAGATGTCTATGAAGTCTCTATTAGCACCAGTTACAAAAGCTTTCATAATTGTATCTTAACTGTATTCGTATAAATGTTAAACCAATCTTTTGAGTAATCGCAGTTCTCATACTTCTCAAAGTAACAACCACCTTCTGTAAAGTGTATGTTCTTAGCATTAGCATTGTATGGGTATTCGCCAACTAACCAATTCCATTCTAAAGGTAAACCACCAACCTTATCAGTCCATTTGAATTGATGAAGTTCTAATCCTGATGCAGTATCAACATATTCTTTTGTAAGCTGTTTACACTTGTCAGTATTCATTAGCATTAGACTAGACCAGTTCTTTTTCTCATAAACAGTTTGTATTTGATTGCCGAACTTAGATAAGTGCTTAGGTATATAATCATGCTGACAAACCATAACTGCATAATCATCATTTCTTAAATCCCATAACTCTTTGATGTCAGAAGTAAACAGCATATCGCAGTCTAAAAATAATGCCCAACCTTTGTACTCCATAAGGTAAGGAACTATAAATCTACTAAATGAGAACTCAGTAGATGATAAACTGTTTCTTGGTCTTGTGAATGAGTCTTTAAGGTTTGGAAGGTATAGTGGTGTGAATCTTACTGGTACTGAACTATGTCTTAGTATGCTCTCGCTTAGTATATGATAAGCTATTTTCTCTTTGCTATCATAACCAATAAAGACATTAATCATTGTCTCTTAGTTTTTTTAACTCTATTTCTTTGATCTGAAGTTCCTCGTTTAATCTGTCTATTTCTTTTTTAAGTTCGTAAATGATTACTTCAAGATCGTTAGACCCTCGTTGCTTCTTATCAATCATGCTTCTTGGCTTTTTTCTTCCACACATTTGTACATCAAATCCTTATATATAATACCTTGTTCGTTTAAAGTTTCTATAATTAATTCGCCTTGTTTCTCGCCAAATCTATTACAATCTTCTAAAGTCTTGAAGGTTCTACCATCTTCCATCTTTAAAAATATAGGTCTATATTCCTGCCCATTAAAGATCAGCAAGAAGAATACTACAAAGTATTCCACTACTTTTTTTTATTCTGATATGCCCTCAAATATCTTCTGCTTCAGATTTGCTTTTACCTCTATAACCCCAAGCTTCTAAGCTTAGTTTTAATCTAGTCTTACGACCCTTCTCATCAAACAATCTACCTCTAGCACTTCCCATTCTAACTAGGAATGAACCTTTGCGTCTTAGTTGCATTGGCGAACTTGGACGACCTTTAACTGGTGGTCTTAGATTACTTCCAGTTGCACGATTGTATCTTGCTCTACCTGATGCTGATAATCCACCACGTTTATTCTTATCTGAACTTCTTAAACTAAATCTTCTCATATTTCTTTGTGTTAATACTTATTGGTGCTTGTCTTTTAACTTTTAAATTATGACGTTTGGAAAGTAAATCAATAATACATTTATGACAAGCTTTTATGTGTTGCTCTGGTACATTGTCATCAGTATTTTGTACTTTGTCAGATTGTCCAAGATAAACTTTACCAAGCCACATAGCCATTATGCTAGAATTTAGTTTAGTAGCTATATCAAATTGTGTTTTACGAATAGTTTTTTTTGCTTGTGCAACCCCAAGTTCGTATGCTTCTTGTGCTAATTGATTTCTTTGTATTGTAGATTCTGAGCAACCAATAATTCTGCCAATTTCTTGCTTACTACACATATAACTGGCTAATTCTTTTATCTGGTCTAATATTTTCGGTGTAAAGTCAAAAATCGGTCTCCCTCTACCATTTTGTTTGTCTATTACTTGTATATCTTTAGCCATATTAACCGATTGATGTATCGTAATATGCTAATTATTCTTTTTTAAGGGATTTGTAAAGGAAGTCAAGTAAATCTTGGTTTTGGTAAAGTACATGACATAGTCCATTACCTATTGAATTGCATACAAGTTCTTCTGCTTTTGCAGATAAGTCTAGTTTGTATTCATCATGTATCATGTGGCAGATTTCATGAAGTATTGTGTTTGCCATTTGGATATTGTCTAGTGATTTGTCTAAAGTAAGTGTGTTTGTATCTGAGTCAAATTCGCCAAATATCTTTTTCTTAGATGCTTGTTCTTTGTCTATTAAGTTTAGATTAATAATCCTGCTTCCAAAGGTTATCTTATCTAAGATCATTTTCTTTTAAGTCTTTTGGCTATGTAAAGGTTCTTAACGAAGCTAGATTTCTTGCCGAACTTTTGTCCAGCAGATCGTCTTGCAGATTTATAAGCTTTAGATTTTTTATTAAAGGATTTTGGTTTGCCTAGTCCTCTTGGTCTTTTAGTTTCCCAGATTGGTTTTTTCATTTCTTTTTTCTCGGCATTTTTAATGGTTTAGGTTTATAAACTCTATAAGTACCTTTTGTTTTAACTTTGTTTGTATAAAGTTTGTTTAGCGAAGTTGATGTTGTCTCATTTGCCATTGTTTAATCTCTTGTTTCTTAGCTTGTTAAAATGTTTCCAAATAATCTTATCTAAGAACTGGTTAATCTTAATTAGAAACTTTATCATATCTTGTCTTTAATTTTATTAATCATTTTGATTATCTCAGTTCGGTACGTTTGTGAAGTAGAATAGTTTTCAAGTGTTTCTGCAAGTTTAACTGGGTCTTTTGTTCTATTTCTTAAATTTCTAAATTCTGCGTAATGATGATTGTTGTTTAATATGTTTATATAATCTTTAACTGACTGACATTTTGATTTGTAAGTTTTAACTCTCCATTTAATTGATGGGTCTTGTTTTAAAGGTAGCATACCATTTTGACTCCAAATTCTAATTCCAAATAAATTATTACCCTCTCGTGCAAACTTCAATCTTAGGTTCATAAAAAGAACCTATCTTCCTAATTTCATCTATTGTTTTTTGTCTTATGATAGACTTGGTGTAATCATTCGGAAAGAATGAGCCAAGTACAAACACAAAAAGCAAGAATAGACAAATACATGAGTATTCCCATAGTCTAATAGACAGTAGTTTAGTGTTCATTGGTTTAAGGTTGATAACCTTCCAGCTTTACAGCTTATCTTTGATTGAGTTTATTCCTCGTCAGAATCTAAATCTTCATCATCTGAATAATCTTCGTCCATGTCCTCGTCAGAATCGTCATACGTTTCTTCAGATTCCATTTCTTCAAGATGATCTTCTAGCATTTCTCTTAAAGCATCTAGTTCTGTATTGATCTTGTCTTGTGCCTTTTCAAGTTTAGCTATTACCTTTTCTATTTTCATAACCAGTTCTCCTTTTAGTTAATGCAGTCCGAATAAAGATATTTTATGGTTATGTAAATATATAATTTTTAAAGAACTAAATAGATAATAAAATCAGGAGTTTAATTTTGACAGCACCCATTTTTCAAAATCTTCTGCGTCAAGTTTTTCACGCATAATTTCAAATTCGTTCTTTTCTTTAGGTTTTTCAATGATCTTGGTTTTTAAGTCTTGCAGGGTAGGTAAGGTAATTTTCTTAGGTAAACCAGTCATACTGCTTAGACTTAACATATTTTTATCTATACTAGTAGTATTAGTAGTAATAGTTGTTGTTCTGTTTGTTAGTTTTTGGTTACTTTGAGGTTCTATATCTTGATATTTGCTATATTTTACAATGGTATATATGCTTAAATTTTTGGTTAGTTTTTGGTTGATGTTGCCAGATTTTTTTAAATTCTTAATAATGGTTTTAATGTTCTGCAAAGAAATATTAAATTTTCTAGCTAAATCCCTATAAGCTATTGAAACATCACCTCTATTCAAAGTTAATTTCTTTTTACGATAAACAACCTGAGATGATTTATGTGAAGCCATAGCAACCAAGTAAATAAACACAGCAACCTCTAACTGATTATTAAAATCCTTAGAGTTAAAAATCTTCCTATGTAAAGCTATCCAACCATCATTCATTTTAAATCTTCCTTAACAAGTTCTATAACTTTATTAGTAAATGATTTAAGACCATTCTTTTGGGTATCTTTTACTGATGCGTAAATGCTAAACCAAGACTTTTTGTAATCTTTGCCAATCTTTTTTAGTGATTGATCTAATTACTGCTAGTAAAACTTTATTATGTGGAACTTCAAAGAAGTTAATATCTTTGTATAGTTTTTTATCGCAAAGAATCTTTTTTGTTGATTCTGATATGCTCTCGGTAGTTAAGTTTGCCATTGTACCTTCCTATGCTTTTAAGTTGATTAATTTTCTTACAAGGAGATATAGTACTTAATTTCATAGAAATCAATATAGGATTTATATTAAATTTATTAAAAAATTCTAATTCGCCTATTTCATGTTGCAGGTTATGGCAAGTAAAACACATTGGAATACAATAAGAATCATCTCTAACACCTTTGCCTACATTACCTACTTTTGGGATTGATCTTATATGACAGCATTGAACCTGAGTATTGTTTCCACAAACTACACAAGGAAATGATGCTACGAACCTTCTATGCTTTTCTGAATTGATTATATTTGCCTTCGGAACTTGCACTATCTTTTTCTTTTTTTAGCTTTTCTTGCAACCGATAAAGCAATAGCAACTGCTTGTGCTTGTGATCTGCCTGACTTAATTTCTCTACGAATATTTTTAGAAATTGATTTTTTACTATAACCTTTGATTAGTGGCATTGAGTCTCCTATGTTAAACGTGGTGTAAGGGAAGGCACTTACACCACAATTAGTAGTATTATCAATAATAGAACAAAATAGCAACGAATAACCCATTGATTTTATTGATATAATTCTTGTATAATTATCCACAATCTGCAACTTTAAAGCTTGAATTATTGATTTCTATAATTATATTGATTCTATATAACAAAAACAAAAAGGGAAAATATGAAAAACAAAGTAAATAAAATAGAAGTGTTTTATCAAAAAGAATTTAATCCTTTTGCTAAATACACAAATGACATTAGTAAAACTCATGTTAAAGTTTATGAGTTTTCAACAAATGTAGAAACAAATCAAGATGACATATTTAGTGCATTTAATAGTGATGAAAGTAATCCATTATCTTACACTAATAAAACTGGAAAAGTTTGTGTAATTAATAAAGATACTTTAGGAACTGGTGCTGAGTTCCAAGAAGCTATGAAACAAAATAAAGTAGAGTGTGGTCATACTTCAATGAGTGTTGGTGATATTGTTGCTATTAATAACACTTATTATTTATGCAAAGACTTTGGTTGGGAAACTTTAAAACAAGTTAAATTATAAACTAAATGGGTGGTGTAAAAGCCACCCAAAACAAAGGAAGGAAAATGACAAACAAAGTAAAATATACTGGTGAAGAAAATGCACCATGTTGGAATAGTGATCGTGAAGGTTGGTACAGTTGGTTCTCAGCTTTTGCGAATAGATACAAAAAAGATTCTCGTAATTCTTTTTCTGTTGTCTATCCTGAAGTAGTAAAGTTGCTTCAAGAAAATTATTCTAACGACTCTAAAAGAGTTAAAGGTATTGGTCGTAGAGTAATGATTGGTTTGGTCAAAGAAAAAATGCCTGAACTAAACTCAGGTAGAATTTCAAGAGCAATTAATAAATGTTTGCAAATGCAAATATTAGAATTGCATCATCAAACTAAAACTAAGAAGCTTTTAATAAAGGGTCAGTATTGGAAAACTTACGTAAAGGAAAATTAATATGACTCCATTTTTAAAAGCAAACTTTCCTATTTGGGATTTACCTATGAAGGAAAGATTTGAGTATTGTAAAACTGAATGTTCTAAGTTTGGTTTAAAGCTTACTTGGGAACAAGCAAAACAATATTACAATGAAATGTATAATTGTGAAGCTTACAGAAACGATACTTATGAAGTTAGAGTTTTTCGTGGAAGCCAAGCTGATTGGTTAGTACATGAAAAAAGTTGGTATGGCATGATTGATTATCTATCTATTAAAAGATTGGATAAAAAATCTATCCATGATTGGAGACACTTCCAATTAATTAAAAACGAATTGGTAAGTGAAACAAGAGAAGCCATTGAACTCTATCCAAGTGAATCAAGATTAATGGACACAGCAAATCAATATCATTTGTTTGTGTTCCCAGAAAATTATGTGATACCATTTGGTTGGAGAACTCGTAGTGTAAACTATGAAGAAGTTGAAGGTGGTTTAAACAAAGCTGGACAAAGAGGTATATAATGATTGTAGAACGACATGGTAAAGATAAAATAAAACTTGTACAAAGACAAACTGGATATGGAGTAATTTATGCTTACGATATATTTAGAGATAATAAACTTATACATAAATCAAATACACTTGGTGAAGCTAGGCAAAAAATTAATGCCAGTAGTCCAACTTATAAAATTAGTTTAGAAAAAACTGCTTTAATTGAGAACTGCATTAAGAACATAACTTATTGCCGACAATTCACTACTGAACTTGTGAAAGCATTAAGAATAAGTTTAAATCATGTTCCTAATAATGTAATTTTAGATATTAATGAAAATGCTTTTTTCTTAGCTAAAAAGGAAAGTAAACAATGAAAAAAAAAATAACTGGTTATTATGGGTATTGGTGTACTAAAAAAAAAAGAAGGGTATTTAAAACATTATGGCAAAAAGAGAAATAGGAGTGATTTGTTCAATGAGTTACTATGAAATGAAAATGATGGTCGCTGTACTTTCAAGAATCTTATTGGACAATGAAATTAGAGGTGAGCATACAAAAAAACGTATCTTTAATCTAATTTCAAAACTAAATGGTATGCTAACTAAACAAGGATATAAAAATGCTTGAACTTATATCTGAATTAGGAATTGCTTGGTTTTGTTTTGCAATAATATTAACATTTTTAATATGGGAGAACTTTAAATGACTAGAGAAACTAAAGATGGAATAGGGTTCTTGATTGTGATTGTTTTAGGCACGTCAAGTATAATATTATTAAATTGGATAATTAATTAGATGCTAAAAAAAGTTCCATTAGATATACTAAAAGGTTCACTTTCTATCATGAAAAAATTTATGATTATTCAAGAGTTCTCAGGTTCTAAAGTATCTAGCTATGACAAAGCTATTTACAACGAACTAAAAAAAATTATAAATAGTAGGAAAAAAGATGAACTTTTCAAATAAAGAAAAACTCAGTTCAAAATTAGCTGATTCTGTAATGCGTGTTAAAATGGAAGAAGCTTTAAAGAAATACAAAGAACGATTAGAGAAACAACAACTGGAGAAGGCAAATGACAAAACTAAAGTCGGATAAACATTACGCAACTGTTATCCTAGAAGAAGCAATAAACAATAGAAGATTCCAAACGTTAATAGAATACATCTTATTCGCTTGGAGAGAGAAGCCGAATCTACGTAAAAGAGAAATACTAAATGCTTTTACGATAGAGTACTTAACTAAAAACAAAGGGAAAAAAAATGAAAACATTATTAGGTTTAATACTAATACTATTAATAACTAACTGTACTTCTTACAAAGCTGTAATAGATACTGCTGGACGTTCTGGGACGTTCCCACATTCTAAAGCAGAAGATATTACAAATGATATTATTCTGTGTGAAAAGTTTGCAGAAAAGACTTTATCAGATAGCCAAGAGTTCCAAGCTTGGATAATTGATAATATTCTTAGACCAGCTTCGTTAGGTGTGGTGTCTAAAGCTGAAGATACTAGAAAAAACTATATAAGAAAATGCCTGATTAATCGTGGGCACTCGTTATTAAACTAGGAGAAAATATGAAAACAGTACAACAAGAAATAAATAGATTGCTATTAGAATCAAAAACAAATCGTTATATAACTTCTAATGAAGCACCATACTATTATGATTTGTGTTCAGTTGAAGATAAGACAATTTCTTTAGATAAATTCTATAAGAAGTTTCCTTATCATAATCCTGATTTCAATTCTGAATACTGGCAGAACCAATACAAAAAATGGAAGGATTTATGGAAACAAAGCACGATATAATAAATAGACTTGCAAGTAATATTAAGTTCTTGCGAATTAATACAAAAGTTGAAGAACCTTTTGGCAAAGTTAAATATATGTCTCAAAGACATTTAGCTGAGTTTATGGGTTCTATTACTCAACAGATAAGTAAGTTTGAATTAGGCAAGAATGAACTTGGTGCGTCTCAACTTTATAAAATTGCTAAAATCTTTGGTGTATCTGTTGATAGTTTATATGATGCTGAATTACCTAAAAAAGAATTTAGCAAAACAATTATGAACGATATATGCTTAATGTAATTATAATATTTATATTGTTTATTATTGTTTTAATGTTAATTTGTAATAACTAAAAAAAAGGGAAGGTAAAATGGAAGAAATAAAACTATACAATGGTCAAGAGACTTTATTCTTTGACCCAGTTGCTCATCAATACTTTTGGAATGAAGAACAGTTGCCTAGTGCTACTGGTATTACTAAATTATTAACTCCAGCTAATGTTATTGGCTTATGGTCAGCCAAGATATGCTCAGAAGAATTTAAGAAGTTAATTAGAGCAGGAGTTAGCTATGATGAGATTGAACTGACTAAGATCGCAGAACAAATTAAAAAAGCACCAAACCAGAATATGTCAGATGCAGGTTCGGTTGGAACACACGTGCATAACTTAATTGAAGATTATATTCATAAAGGAATAGTTCCTGAGATTATTAATCCTGAAATTAAAAAGTCATTTGGTAAGTTTAAAGAATGGTACGATAAACAAGAAGGTTTAGAAATTGTATTTACTGAACGTAAAGTGCTTAGTCGTATTCATAAGTTTACTGGAACTCTTGATGCTTTATTTAAAAACAAATCAGGAGATCATATTATCTATGACTGGAAGTCATCATCAGGAATAAGAGATTCTATGTTAGTTCAAATCTATCTTTATAAAATTTGCGTTAAAGAAGAACTTGGGATTGATGTTAAACAAGGTGTGATTGTTAATTGCACCAAGACTGGAAAATTAAATATTAAAGAATTTCCAATAGGAGAAATGCAGGAAGATTCCTGCCTAAAAATGTATCGCTACCTAAACCAAAAAGGAGAAAAGTAAATGAACGTACAAGGAGTAGTAAAATACGTTTACGATAATAGACTTACTAAAGATGGAACTCCAAATAAGTTTCCTAATTTTAAGTTTAAAGTAAACGATCAAGAAATAGTGTTATGGAGTTCTATACTTCACCCTGCAATAGCAAAGGGTAAGAATGTTTCTGTAACTTGTGGTGCATCAAAAAAGAATGGAAGTTTATTCGTTCTTAGTAAGGAAGATAAAACTCCAATGATTCAGGAGTTGCCTACTGGTGCTAAAACAGAAGCAAAACCTGATACTAGCTTCAACCCAGATGAGTTAGAAAAAGAACTAGCTAATGTGGCTAAAGACTTTGATGCTGACTTAACAGTTGAGACTAAAAAGCCATTTTCTAAAGATGAAATGATTTTTTGTATGTCGCTTCTAAAATCTGGGATTGAAAGTTCCCAAATAGGTGTTACAAAGGAAGAAATTGATTTGAAAATAAAAGATTACAAGTTTTTATTTCAGATGAATTTTCATAACTAGAAATTTTATGGCAGGTGGTTTATTAAACCTTGTTGGTTTAGTTTCATTTTCCCCCTTTTCCACCTGCCATATCCTTGCAATTAATTATAAAATATATAT